TCGTATAAGTACCAGCCCACTCTAAGCCCGTCGCCGCGCCCGAATTAGCTCGCAAAAATAAATTATTTGCGCCAACTGCTAAGCGAGCAGGTGTATCGGCTGCGGTTGCTGCAATGAGATCGCCTTTAGCATCGACGATTGCGTTCTGAATAGCATTAGAATCATCTTGGGCAACCCAAGTAAAGTCCATGTCTGCGTTAGTTGCCTTAGCAAGAACTTGACCAGTCGTGCCACCAAGTAAATCTTGCAGTGATGTCGCAACTGCCTGTCCAAATACTTCAAAGTCAGCTGGTAAATCCGTGACAAGATCACTTGCTGTGGGCATTTGCCACGAAAACGGATTAGTAGGGTTTGCCATGTTGTCTCCTTGTTAGGTAATAATTGTTGCACGTGCCCAGTCAAGCGTTGGCGACACGCCCGACCAAGTATAAATGTTGGAAATTTCGTCCCAGGACAATGACTGCAATGAATAGGCCGTCGGGGAAAGAACCATGGAAATTGAAAGCTGATTGTACGACGCCCTGAATGACCACCCCTCAACAAAACCTTGAAAGATCGAACCCATGTTGCTAGGTAAATTGCCAATCGAAATTGCCTCACCCATAAACACGCCAATGAGATTGTCACGGTCGCTGTCGTCTAATTCTGGGTTTGTCAGGTCAAATGTAATTTCACTAAAAATTGGCTGAGGGTTGGCACGCAATGACAAGTAAAAGGCAGCTTGTGCCGTGGCGTCAGCTGAGTCATGCAAGGTTGTCGTAATGACTTGGCCAAGATTGCCGTAAATAGAAATTGACGCTGGATCGCTGTCTGACACGTCATTTTGACTTGTCGAACCGTATTTAATTGTTATGGCATTTCGAACGTCACCGACGCGGGTGGCAATACGTAAGCCAGCTGCACGCGCATGGCGGGCGTCAAGATTGACGTAACCGTTTGTTGTTAGGTATTGGGTGCGGTGCGTTGAATCTGCATAACCAATGAGGCCTTGTGCGTCCTCGTATAAATACCCAAGCCCTGACGTTGCCAATGCTGCGACCAATGAATAAACATCAATCGGATCAGCGTTACCAGCACGTGCAGAAAGGTCATAATTTCCTGGGCGATCAATTTCACCTAAACCGTTATTTTCAGCATTTGCCCAAGTGATTGTCGGATCGTAATTTGCCCACGTTTCTGACCCAGCAACCTGCGCCCAAGAATTGAACAAAACCGTTTGCAAAACTTCAAAGATTTGATCGCCGTCAAAATCTCGTGCAAGTGCGTCGGTGAAGATAACTTTTGGCAAACGTGCCAATGCGCCTAGCGCGGTGATGTTGTAAGTCTGTGTAAACATGGTTGAACCTACGTCACGCACTTCCAAACCAATGTCAACCACGTTACCGCCAAAAATAGGCACAAAAGTGTTTGACGTATTTTTTACCGAAACCCCAATTGTAGAATTTATGAAAACTGGTATTGCGATTTGATTGACGTCGATCAGCTGAAGATTGACATAACCCGCCTGCGCCTGCTCATAAATGTTTGTTCGGCCGCTGCGAATAACAAGATTTGCCAAAACCGCGTCAGTGTATTCAACGCCGTCGATTTCGACTTTCCAAATGGGATTCCATTGTGTCATGCGATTTGCAGGTTGTTTGCGCCACCTGTGCCGCGATAGAATGAATTGTTTAAGGTATCGACCAAAACTCGTGCTGTGCCTTCAGGGTCAGTCGTAACGCCGTTAAAATTGACTACCACGCTTGGTTGCTGTGAAGCTGCCAAAATTCCTGCCAATGTATTTGTGTTGACCCCTGATGTGCCAAAAGGGAAACCTCGTGTTGACGCAGCTTCAATGCCTGCAAGGGTTGTTGTGCCGCTTGTAAAATTATCGAAAGCGCCAGCAATGTTTGTAATCGCTGTGGCCGCTTTTGCTGCCACCATGGCAACCCCAGCCGTAGCACCACCTCCTGTGCTTAAGCCACCGCCACCACCGCCACCGCCGCCACCGCCACCACCGCCTGTGGTAACGCCTGTGGTTGTCATAGTAGTACCTGTTGACATTGAAAAATTGCCCAGCGCACCAGTTGACGTCGAACCTGAAGAATCACCAATTTTTGGAATAAGCGGAATGTTAGGCGCAAACGGTATTGCGTTATAGCCTTTAATGATCAAATTGATACCGTCAATGGCTGTGTTTAATAATGGTTTGATCGCGCCTAAAACCTTGGCAATAACTGTAATAACTACTTCGGCAATGTTGCCAACAACTTTTAATGAATCGCCAATGGCTTTACCGATCAAAGGCGCAATAAACTTTACAACGTCCCAAAATGCAGAAAATTCATCTTTGCTATTCATGACCGCATCTTTGACATTATCAAAAACTGACTTGACGCCTTCAATAATTGGGGTGAACGTTTTCTTTAATGTATTGCCAACGTCGGTAACTACTTTGCCAAAACCGTCGCCTTTTGTAAGGCTGAACGCAGCTGAAAATGCGTTAATGGCCGGCAATGCGTTTTGATTTATAAACTGCAAAAGTTTATCCAGAATAGGAAGCAAAGCGGTACCGACAGCTTCTTTTGCTTCGCCAAATGCAACTTGTACACGTGCGATCTTGCCTGCGTATGTGTCAGCATTTCTTGCAGCTGCGCCGCCAAACAATTCAGTTAAACGAGCCTGAACTTCTTCAAATGACATTGTTTTTAACTCGGCTGTCGAAAGACCAACACCTAGTTTGCCAAGGGCTGCCGTATTGCCGTCGTAAGCCTTTGACAATGAATTTGCCACGGCTTCGACTGGCTTACCAGTAGCGGCAGAAATGTCAAGGGCTGTTGCCAGTAAATCTTGCGCCTTTGTGATGTCGCCCGTCGATCTAACCAAACGACCCAAGGCTGGGCGTAACTCATCATCTGCAACACCAGTTGCCAATGACATTTGTAAAATTGAATCTTCGGTTGCCTTGATCTGTGCCTGTGTTGCACCTGTGGCATTTTCCAAAGCCAAGGCCAATTGTGTTTGTGCCTTTTCGTCAGCAATCGCAGCTTTGACGCCTTCGATACCAATTGCGATTGCGGCGGCACCAGCAGCGGCAGCAGCGGCAGCAAATGCCTTACCAATGGCAACGCCCGCTTTACCAACTTTGTCACCAAATGTGTCAACGTCTCCTGACGCGGTTTTCAACGATTTGTTAAGATTGTCGACGTCGCCAAGAATCGAAAGTTTAAGGGTACGACTACCAGCCATCAGTTGTACTTCCTAACTATCGTTGAAAACGCTTCTTCCCACTTTTTTAAAATCTCAGGTTGAACGGCTCTAAGGGTCGGATAAATAAACCAACCACGTGTCCCACGACCTTCACGGCCTGACCACACTGGGAATTGCTTGTAGCGGTTCGAACCAAATTCGTAGCCGCCCCAAACCTGTTGAGTTGTGCCGCCACCACTTAATTTTTGACGCGCAAAACCGTAGGAAATCTCACCAATTTTTGATGACTTTGAAACGGTTGCACCGGTGGCAATGATCGAAGCAACACGGTTGTTTGCTGATCCAGCTGTGCCAATAACTTTTTGTTTTACGTATTCTGCAAGCTCGGACGTCTTTTCTTTTGCTTGCTTTGTAGCTTCTTCGTCCATTGCTTTAAACGATTTTACAATGGCACGCAATTCAGCCTTGTCGTAGCTAATTGCTTCAGTTGCCATTTGCGCGCCTCTCCAAAATTTCAATGACCGTCAAAATGTCTTCGGCGGTTTCAAATACGTCTGGTGGTAGCCCCGTGGCCAAGGCCACCTCCCAGACGATTCGACTTAGGCTTCCGACTGGGTAGCTTTTGGGTTTGCTTCACCAACGATCACTTCAGAAATTGTTTCCGTCCAGATGTCGATTGGCTTGACAGGTTTACCCGCAGCTTCGCGCTTCATGGCGTTGTATGCCAAAAAGACTAGATCGGAAATGCCGATCTTTTCCTGCGCTTGTGCAATGGTGTTGCCTGTGTGCTTTTCCCATTTAACCCACTCAGGCGGCGCAGCCACGTAAGTGATCTGCGTGCCGTCGTTGTATTCAATTGTTATTGGTAACTTCATTTTTCCTCCCGATTATTTTTTAAGCGAAGCTTTCGGCTGGTGTGCCAATTACTGTGAATGACAACGATACTGTTTGTGCGTCAGGTGCGCTGCCTCCCACGCTTGGAAATGCTGGCAAAATCTGGAATGTGAATGTTGCACCGCTTGCAGCTGTCATGACTGTGCTAATTCCTGTGTTTGGTGCTGATTCTGTTGCATTCCACAAGCCCTCACAAAGTGAACCTGTTGCGCCCCAGTCTGCGAGCATTTCGACGTCAAATGTGAACTGATCGTCAATGTGCTTGTACACCTTGCCGTCAAGTGTTTGGTAAGTCTCAATTGTTGGGCTGTTTGACAATACTGCGCTTGTTGCTTGAGCGTCGTAATTATTGCCACCAATAGTAAAGGTGACGTCGCGCCCAGTTATTACTGTTGTTGGCATTTTTACTCCTTAGATTGTCTGTGTGTAGTAAGT